GCTCTCAACCGTGACGCTCGCCGTCGCGCCGCCGAAGTTGACCGCGCACGAGGCGTTGAACACCGCCCGGTTGCTGTCTAGCCGAATCCAGCGCGTCGAAGCCACACCGCTGGTGCCGATGGTAATCGCCGCCGCCGCAGCCGCCGAGATCGTCGCCACAGTGACCGTCTTGAAGTCCTGCACCGACTGCACGGTGCCCACCGAAGGCAGCACCAGCGTTTCGATGATCGGCTGGCCGTTGCGATCCGTGCCTTGCAGCACGACGGTCTTGCCCGCATCGGCACCGGCGGTTGTAATCAGCACCCGACGCGCGGCGTCGAGCGTGGCCACGCCGGCTACTGCCGACCCGCCGTTGACCGTCATGGCACCGGCGGCGCCGGGCGTCTGCGACGCGCACACGGCGGTCGCAGACGCGGCGGCGAGAACGATCGCCGCTGTTTGGGGCTGGCTCATGGCCTCAGAACTGCGCCACGCCGAACAAGCCGGCGGTGTTCTGAGGCGTGCTGGTATAGAGCAAATACGGGTGCAACGTCTGATACATACTCAGGCGTAGCGTGCCGTTGGCCGCCGTCGCCGAAGCGCCGGAACCGTTCGGGCCGATGGCGGACACCTGGTAGGTGCCGCGCACATCCTTGGTGATGGCCGTGGCGGGAGATGTCGTGTCCGCCGCCGTCCAGCCGGTCGAGAGCGTTGAGTATGCCCCGTTCCAGAACATATTCGCCGACTCCCAGTAGTCATCGCGCAGGTTGAGGCCGAACAGGTCCGACGTGCCGATGGACAGCGTTCCGGCGGTCGCACCGGATTTGTTCGGCACGACCGAGACGATGTACTTGTGCGCCTTCCAGCCGTAGGCCACACCGTTTGCCGTGACCGCGATGGTCTCGTGCATGAGCACGCCATAGATGTCGTAGGACGTGACGGTGACGGTCCAGCCGGTATCGCCCACGTTGTTGGACGTGACCGACAACCCGCGCGTGATGCCGCTCGTGCCGTCGAACACCGCCATGTGCCCGGCGGTAAAATACGCCACGGCAGCAACCGGCGGCGATGCCGATGCACCCGCCGAGTTCGCGCCCGACCCGTTGGCAAGTGCCACGGCAACGCCCGAGAGGGTCGCACCCATCGTCGTGTCGAGCGTAGCCGTGGTGGCCGTCGTGGCGATGACGGTGGCCGCAATGATGGCACCCGACACACCGCCCGCCACCAGGACGCACATACCCGGCGCGAGCAGGCCGACACGGGAAATGGCGGACACGACCGCCGATCCGTTAATGGTCGAGCATGTCGCAAAGCCGAGATCGAGCGCCAGGGTCGAGACCGCATTGGATGCCTTGATGCCGATGCCGAACGGCACAACAGGCGTGCCGGGGTTGATGCCAGCAGCCACCGCCGACACCAGCGTAAGCGCCGTGCCGGACGTGCCGGTCTGGGCCGCCGCGATCTTGGCGGCACCTGCGGCCGACGGTGCCGCGTCGGTCATCATAATGTACGGGCTATCCATGAAGGCGAACACCTTGCCGCGCCCGGTCATGCCGGGCTGGTAGGTAACGCGCGGATCAAGGACGCAATCGCCCATGTAGGTGCCGGAAGGACCGGCCTCGGGGTTGGAGCCGCCGGACCCGGACCCGCCAGTCCCCAGCGCGTTGAGCAACGAGCCGAATACGACTTCGGGACCGGCAGAGTGGGTTGCCGTCATGGTTTGGTATCCTTAGAAAAACGCGGCACCGCTCGATGGAGACGGTGCCGCGCGATTGATGAAAGGAAGCGGTCGCCGGGGCCGTTACGGCATGGAGCCGAAAACGCCACGGAAGTTGGACCAGCCGAACGAATATCGCTCGGTCCCCTTCGTCATCAGGTTGTCGGTGGTGAAGTCGGTGTGCATGTCCACCTCAAGCGGATCGCGCTGGAAGAACTTCAACCCGTCCGTCATGTCGGTCTTGACGTACCAAGCCTTCGTGTTGGTGAAGAAGTCGTTCTGCGTAACACCGCCGGGCAGCAGCCCGAGTTCGTTGATCGCCGAGATGTCGTTGTCCGACGTGCCGACGCGCAGCGAGATCGACGCGCCGAGCAGCCGCTTGGCAACGAAGATCAGGTCGGGCGGAATGGCCAGCTTCTGCGCCTTGACCATAACCCGCAGGCCCGCCGCATCGCGGAAGCGCCGGATGGCAATCGTGGCGTCCTGCAACGATGTCTCGTTCAGTTCCGCCGGCACGGTGAAGGTGTTGGCCACCGTCCCCACGTCAATCGGATGCGCGGTGGACAGCAGCGGCACGCCGTCGCCGCCGTAGAAGTTGCCGGTGGTGTCGTTGGCGTTGTTGAACACCGCCGCACCGTAGACTTCCTTGGTCTGCCGGAAGCTGTGCTTGAGCGCCTTGGTGTTCGGGCCAAACTGCGACTTGTAAAGGTTGTCGCGGATGGCGAACTTCGTCATCACGAAGCCGAGGCCGACGCCGACGTGGCGATAGTTGTACGTGAAGCGCTCGCCCATGTCCTCGAACGCGGTTGCCGCGCCCTCGTTACGGAGTTGCGCGAGGCCGAGCAGCTTGACCTCCACGTCGCGCTCGGTCTGCATGTCCGAGGTATGCTTGTCGAACAGTTCCCCGAACTGGTCGGGCATCTGGTTGTAGTCGCCGAAAACGGCGTCGAGGCCCGGCAGCAGCAGGGACTTGATCGCGGTGATGTTGATTGCCATGGCGGCGGTTCCTTAAATGCCGGTCGTGACGCGGAAGTCGTGCGACTTCGGCAGGAATTGGCCGCGCGAATACGCGCTCGTGGTATCGTTATCAATGCGCTGCACGTATTCGATCAGGTTGAACTGCGCCGTGCTGGCGGTGAGCGTGCTGTAGTCCACACCCTCGCCGGACAGGCCAGTGCCGACCGTGCCGCCCGCATCGAACAGGTTGAAGTTGGCGCCGATGTCGGCGGTCGCCGGAACGGATGTCGAGTTGGTAAACACCGCCTCGAAGATCACGTTGGGGTCATCGACAACGAGCACCTGCACGTCCGAACCCGCCTGCGTCACGGTGCCCGCGAGCCAGAACGGCACGGTGAGCCATGTGCCGGCGGCGTTGACGTATTTGAACCCGAGCGCGACGCCGCGCATCTGGTCGCCGGCGGCGGCCTTGGCGAGATAGCCGGTGGTGAGCAGCTTCACCACGTCGCCGCTGAAGATGCTGGTCGCGTAACCGCTGTTGAGGCGGTAGGTGTTCTCGCCGCCGGAGTACGGACGGTTATCGACGTACCGCAGGGGCTTGAAGCCGCGCGGCGCATTGATGTTGGGCATTGAAACCTCGTAAGAACTGACGCCGCGCAGGCGTCAGGCGTCAGGGAACCGGCCTTGACCCTTTGCGCCGGGGCGCATGGCCTCGCCAGCGCTCGCGCGCTCGGCGACACGGTTGGTCTCGGCGACCGTGAAGTTGTGCCCGTCGAACGACGCGCCACTTCCCGGAGCCTCCGACAGTCGGATCGCCGCGTTCTTCTGCGACTGCACTTCCTGTCTCTGGTATTCGCGCTCGGCATCGCCGACGCTCTTGTCTCGAATCATCAGTATTTGACCGCCGCGCCGGATCAGGCCGTGCGTTTCGTCCTTGTCGCCCGGCAACAGTTTCGGGTTGGCGTTGGGGAACATCTCGGCCGTGGCCGGCTCGTAGCCGTCGCCCATGGCGCGCTGGACGTTGCTCAGGTCGCGCTCGCCCAGTGTGTATTCGCGGATGAAACACGCTTCCTTGCCCGAGGGCAGGCCGGAGAGGTCCACGTCAAGCGTCCCGCGCGGAGCGCCGCCAATGGCGGGGCGAACCGCAGCGTGACGAGATTCGGAAGATCGCGTGGGCTCGCTCATAGACGGGTTCCATCCTTGGATCGCGTGGCCGCAGCCGCCGCGTATTGCTGATCGCTCAAGCCCATGGCCTTTGCGATGTCGCGCTGCTCGGCGGTAAGCCGGATCACGCGCCCTGACGCGGGAGCGCCAGGGGTGTTGCGCCGAGGCGCCGCCGATGTGACGGGCGCGGCTTGGCGGACAGGTTCGTCGTCCTCGACCTTGGGCGCGTCGTCCTCGAAATACTCGGCAAACGAAGCGCGCATCTTGTGGTCGATGAAGGCGAAGTATTCCGGGCTTTCGGGCACAAGGCCCTTGGCGCGCGCGCCACGGTCGAACGCCATGGCCGCGTGCGTCATCGACTCATCCGACCGGAACCATTCGTTCTGGTCGCTCCACGCCTGCATGGAGGAAGTCATGGCCGCCGGTGCGCTCGGGGCTTCCGGCACGCGCGCGACAGCCTGGTCGATCTGCGCCTTGTCCCGCGCGATGTTGCCCGCGTCCACCGTGAGCGTCGTGAGACGCCCGTGGGCGGTCATCTCGGCATCTGTGTCGCCAGAGTCGCGCGCCTGGCGCACGCTGCGTTGCGCGGCCTCTATCTCCGACTTGACGCGAGCCTCGTCCGACGTAAGCCGGGCTTGGCCATGTTGCAGCGAGGCGCGGCGCAACTCGGCGTTCTCACGCTCGAAGTGCGCCATGCGATCCTCGGCGGACTTGGCGCGGCCGAGGAGGTTGTTGATGCGTTTGTTGGCGCGCTTGCCGAACGCATCGCCGGAATTGTCGGCGGGCTGCTGGTCACCGCGAGCGGCGGGAGCGGCATCGGGCAGGTCAACGTCCGCATCCGCGAACGCCGTTTCGGTCTCTGACATGGATGTTCCTGAAGTCGCGGGCAAATGAGTGTCCGGTGGCGGCGCCCGCGTGGGCCGGCCGGTATCGCGTCAGGGCATCGCTGCCAGAACACGTTGCAGGAAATTGCGTTGAACCTTGCTGACGATGCAGCGGTCCTCGACGGCCCCCAGGTCGTCCACGCGAGATTGCAGATCGGCGCGGTCAAACCCTGCGGCGGCGCAGTCGGGTGCCGGGTCAGCAGTGACGGAGCCAATGCCTGCGCTGTAGAGATAGGCGAGTTCAAGAAACTCAGGGAGCGTGCTCACGAAAGCGGTATCCGCTTGCTCGACCCAAACGCCTTGTTGGTGATCGTGACGCAATCCCGTTCGACCCGCAGCGTTTGCGTGCCGATGTCGGCCTCAATCGCGCCCGTCAGTTCCACCCAATCCAGCCCCGCCACGTCGCCAGTATCCAGCCGCAGCACATGATCGTCGATCAGGCGGTCGTTGAGCGTGGCGAGCAGGGCGACGCTGGGCGGGGTCACGAAACCATCTCGGGGTCCACGCCCACCAGCACCACGCGGTCATCGGGAATGGTCGTGATGACCACCTTGTTGTATTCCATCCGCGCCGCCGCATTCTCCATGCTTGGCCACGCGATCCAGTCGCCCACCTTGCACCACGGGCCGGACTTGAACTTGTCCCCCGCATAGGCGTCGGGGCCGAGCGCGATCACCAGCCCCGAGCGGCCCTGAAACTTGTCCTCCTTCTGCGTCACGCCCGCATTGTGCAGAACAAAGCCGCTCTTGAGCGTGGTCGTGTCGGGGCGGACATACTGCACCGCGAGCACGTAGTAACCGGCGGGGCGTGGCAGCATAATGCCGTCCAGTTTGGACAGCAGATGTTCAGCCTTCGCCCGTGCCTCGGGCGGAAGATCAATGGTGTTCAATGGGTGCCTTTCGGGCGTTACTTGAAGTAGGGCAGACTATGCTTGACGAACTAAAGGCTAGACTTTACGTCCTCGCGCCCTTGATCGCCCAGCAATTCCGTAACCATGGCGCGGGCCGCCACAAGCCCTTGGCGGCGTCCGGTGGCGTAGCGATAGGCGGCGTGGTCGGGAATCGTGCCAGCGAGGATGCTGGCGTCGAGTGCCAGAAGGCCAGCGTCGATGTCGCGCAGCACACGGCGCGCGAAGTCGATGCCGTCCATTAGCGAACCGAGCCACCCCGCTTGAACCCGCCGGGCATAGGCACACCAGCACCATCGCCGCCCGGAATGGCCGACGAAGCGCCAGGCATCGGAGCCGGCATGGATGTCGTCTCGCCCGGCGCCAGCGCGTCGCTGCCCTGGGTGGACGGCAACCCCGGAGGCACAGGCATCGGGCCGCCGATGTTCATGCCGGACGGGCCGGACGCGCCGCCGCGCTTGTGGCCGTGGTTCCCGCCGTGTTTCATCAGACGTTCCTCAGATGGCCGCGCACCAGGCCATCGACCGGGTGCATCTCGCCGCTGTTGTAGGCTTGATGCACCTTGGCCGCCGCCGGGCGTCCGTTGTGGTGGATGTGCGCGATCTGGCTCTTGTCGGCATCGCCCACGTTCACGTCGGCGACCGCTGCCCCGTGGCCTTCCTTGCGGAGGAAGTCGCGGGCTTTCTGGCGCTGGTTCACCGCTTCTTCCCCTTTTTCTTGGAAGCCAACACCTTCTTGTCGTCCTTGATGTCGGCCTCCAACGCCTTGGCGGACATCTTCGAATCGTCGTCCTTGGTCGGCTTCTTCATGGGGTCGCGTCCTTGGTTTCCGTGCGCGCCGTGGCGGCGTGCTCGGCCTGCTTGGTTTTCTCTTGCGCGACCGTCACAGCGGCATCGCCTGACGCCGCCTCGGTGTGATGATCGACCACCGCGCCCGCAACCTCGCCGCCGGTCTTGATCCGGGCGATCTCCAACTGAATAGCCGCCACCCGCTCGGCAGAGGTGCGGCTATCATGCTCGCCCTGCGCCGTAATGGCCGCAATGCGCTCGGCGGAATCCCGCTGCGCCTTGTTGTCGTCCATGGTCATCACGGTGCGGCGCACCTCGATTTCGTCCTGCCGCGCCGTTTCCTCGGCCTTGCGGTCCTGGTCGTGCTGTTGCGTGACGATCTTCAGCTTCTCAAGTTCGTTCTTCTGCGCCTGCGCCGGGTCCGTGGCACCGGGCGTCGGCGGCGCCAGTTGCGTCAACGCCTGCCGCAGCGCGTCCGAAGATGCAGCCACAGCAGCCGCGATCTGGTTCTCTTGAGCGGGCGGCATGGGTGGCGCGGGAGGCCCTGCGCCGGGCGGTGGCGGCATCGGCAACCCGGTGGTCCGCTGCGCCTGCGCCAGGTAGAACAACGCCGTGTGGTCGGCGATATGGGCCATCAGCGCATGCCCAGGCGGGGCCTTGTCCAATCCAGGTGCCGTGAGTTGCGCCATGTGCGCCTGGACGTGCGCCGCGTGATCCTGCGCCGGGCCAGCCTTTAACGGGCCGCCCTGCATCGCCGTGGCGAACTCGGTCACCGGGTCGGCGGGAACCCCCGCGTTCGGCGGCGGCATCAGGTGGGCGATATCCTGGTCGGACTTGCCCATGATGCGGAACATATCTTCGGTCGCGGCCTTCACCGAAACCAGACCATTGGACTGCTCGGCGATGGTCAGCGTGGCTTGCGCCTGTGACAACCGCTGCGTCTGCGTCGGCAGGTTCGGATCGGACACCGGGCATACGTCGGTGTTGGTCCCGAAATCCGCCTTGAGCGCCATCCCCTGCTGCCCGTTGATCGCATACGGATAGGTCGCCTGATCCATCGCGCCGAACAGGTCGGCTATCAGCCGCAATTCCTTGCGTTGCGCACGGTGCATCCGCTTGATAACGGCACTCTCGACCTTGGTTGCCTGCGTAATCAGCGCCAACACCGTGCCGGGGAGCGCGTCGGCGCGTCCATCGCCCACAGCAGCATCGGCCACCGAGCCCATGCGTTGCCCGCCCGACAGAACCTCCTCGACCAAAGGTCCGTAGGACGGGGGCACGTCGCGATACGGCATCGGCATAACGGCTTGCTGGATTGGCAGGCCGCCGGTCTCGACATCCTTGAACTGCCCAGGCCCGACCACGAGGTCGGTGTTGTCGGCAGTCACGCCCTTGGTTTTCAGGCCGCCGGGGAATGAGTTGAGCGTGAACGAGTTGATCGCCTGACGCCGCAGCACGGATAACGTGTCGGTGTCGCCGCCAACCAGGTGAATGAAGCCCCAGCCGAAGAACCCGAGCCCCGGCATGTATTTGTAATGCGCGAAGTACTCACGCGGCCGGAAGTTGGGGTCGTCCTTCGCGTAGTTCCGCGCCAGCCGGACGATCTTGCCGCTCTCGGCGTCGATGGAGACCACGTAGGGCAGTGGCAGCCCGGTCGGCTCGCCGTCCTTGTCCTTGTGCTCCAGGCGCGGCACGTCGCGCAGGCAATGGCAGTGATAGATCACATGATCCACGTCGTCGGGCAGGTCGGTCGGGCGCCGGTAGTCCACGGCCTCGCGGGCGGTCCTGGCTGGCGTCGTGTCATCCGATGGCTGCGACAGGTCGATGTCGGAAAACCACGATTGCAGTTGCAGCCGCTTTACGTCGGACGCGGCCATCGGCTCAATGTGCGTCACGCGATACGGGCCGTGCATCGTGGTCGCGTGATGCGAAACAACGACATCGTAGGGCGAGAAGTGGCGAGAGGTCGGAGCGCCGCCGCGCAGCGGATCACGCCATACCTTGCGGAACATCGACCCATTCAAGCCGACCAGCATGCACATCTGGTCGAAGTCGTCGCAGTATTCCTCATCCTCCTCGGTGAGGTAGAAATTCATGTAGTCCTGTTTGCGCTGCGCCTGACGCTCCTTGTCCGGCCCGCCATCGCCAATGATCTTGATCTTCACCGGGCCGTCAGGCGGTAGCAACTCGCCCGAGGCGTTGGCCCCGAACCGGGTTACGCTTTCCTTCAGCAGCGGGTGGATGGCCGCGCTCGATCCCCTGAACGGCATGTCGGAACGCTCGCCCGGCTTGAGCCCGAGCAGCTTGTAGCCGGCAGACAGGATGGCAAAATACTCGGCGTTGCTATCAACGTCGGCCTCGATGCCCTCGATCAGGTCGGACGCGATAGTGGCGAGGTCCGACTGATCCAGCAAGTCGGCAAGGTTGGCGTCGTGCGGGGCGTCGCGCGGGTCGATTTCGTTGTCGTTGTCGCCGTCCAGGTGCAGTTCCACCCCGCCATCGTCCATCTCGTGCGGCTGGGCCGCGAGGATGGCCGGGTCTAACGGGGCGATGGGCGCGGCTGTAGTGCCGGCAAGGCCGAGAGCGTCGGGCATGAATGATGACGCTCCGGGTGGGCGTTAGGCGGATGGCGCAGCGCGCTTGCGCGGCTTGGAGAATGCATCCGGCGTTGCCTTCGCCTTCGCAGTGCGGAGCCGGGCGGTAAGGTTCCTGCGATCGGCGCGTTGCCTTGCGTCGGCGGTAATCTTGGTGAGCGTGGCGGAAAGCTGGGCGTTGTCTCTCAACAGCCGGGCAAAGGTACCTCGGTGTTGCAACTCTGCCCTTTGTTCGGCGGCAGTGGCAGCAGCCTTGGCTTCCAGCGAAGATGCAAACGTCTTGGCTGCCGAGACTTTAACATCAACTGCGTCGGCGGTAATCTTAGTAAGCGTGGCGGACAACTGATCGTTGGCACGCTGCAACGCAGCCGCCTTGTGTTCGGCGGCAGTGGCGGCGACATCCATGGCGACAATCCTGTCCACCGCAGTTGCAAGCGATGCGCGGCATACGCCGATCTTGCGGTCCAAGGATTCGAGGTATGCGGTGCGCGACGCCGCGAATGCCGCGTGCGCTGCCTTGAGTCGCTCAACCTCGGCGCGGAGGGCTTGCACTTCCGGCGAAATCAGCCCCTCGGTAATAGCCGGCGGGAATAGGCCGTCGATCCATGCATTGAAACGGTTCATCGTGATCCTCACCGGCCCGGACATCGGGCCTCAATACAGCGCCGCGCGCTCCACGCTGTCGGGTTGCGCCGGCATGTCCTCGGGGAATAGCTCGACGCCGAGGTCGCGGATGTGGCGGAGGGCGTGGGTTACGCTATCGGTCAAGTCGTCGTGCGCGCCCACGGGGAATGTCGCGCACTCGTCAATGACCGACTGTGCCCACGGCATGTAATCAGGAACAGTCTCGGCATCGTCACCGGCGCCGTTCTTTTGCATTCGCGCCAAAGCATACACGCGGCCCGCCGACATAATCTCCGTTATACTGTGCGCGCGGGCGACCTTGCTCTCGATGCCGCGCGCCACAAACAACCCCAAGCCGGGCATGCGCCGCCGCATTTCCTGTATGACGGACAGCCCGCACGCCTTGTCCTCAACCAGCAGGCGGAACGGCACGTCAGCAATGCGGAACGTCTTAACCGCGTCGGAGATCGTGTCGATGAGGTCGGGAAACTCCAGGCGGTCGGACCAGGCATATCGCAGCAGTAACTTTACCCGCATGTCGGGCGACGCGGCGATCTTGCCGGGTTTGTCCGGCTGCGGACGGTAGGGCGTATCGACCACATGCCAGACGGTGAACGCAGAAGGGTCGTTCTGTGACTTCTCGGTGTAGGCGGGATCAAGCGAAATGAGCACCATCGTCGGCTTCTCTGGCACCGGGTCGGTCCACGGTCGCCAGTAGGTGCGCAACAAGATCGCGCCTTCGTCGGCGGTCGGGCGCTGTTGATAGAGCGCAGACCATGTGCGCGTGTCGCGCTTGGCCTGCTTTACCATGTCGGCGTTAAACCAGTCGGGCCACAGCAGTTCGCCGGGCAGGCGGTTAAGCGGGTCGCTAAGTCCGGCCTCCATCGGCAGACTCAACACGTCCCATTTCTTGCCGCCGGTGCGCATGTCCTCAAGCAACTTGCCGCCGAGGTCCGCCACGTTCCATCGCGTCATAACCAGCACGACACGCGCACCGGGCTTGAGGCGGGTCGAGAGGTCGGACTGCCACCATTCCCACGTATGCCGTTGGGTCGGTTCGCTGTCGGCCTCAATGCGGCCTTTTACCGGGTCGTCGATAACCACCAGATCGGCGCGGCGGCCGGTGATCGGGCCGCTAATACCTGCCGCGAAATACTCGCCGCCGCTGTCCGTCTCCCACCGTCCCGCCGCCTTGTTCGTGGCAGACAAGCCATAGCCGAGGGTGCGGGCGTGCTCCGTGATGGTGTTGCGCACCTTGCGCCCGAACCGCTCCGCCAATTCGACGGTATGGGACGCGGCGATGATCGCGGAGTGAGGGTGCTGTGCCAGGAACCAAGCGACGAACAGGACCGAGACGTAGGTGGACTTGGCGGAACCCGGCGGGGCCAGGATCATCAAGCGGTCGATGTCGCCGCGCGCCACGGCCTCCAGCTTCTCGATCATCAACAGGTGATGCTTGGCCGGCGTCTGATCCAGCGCCGATAGAGCCTCGATGCACCACGTTTTTAGATCAGTGCGGCAGGCCCGCCGGTGCAGTTCCCGGTCCAGCCGGATCAGTTGTTTCAAGTCGGCGTGCGAGACGGGCTCGCTCTGCGTGAAGCTCTGCGACATCGAGTTTATCCAGGTCGTCCACGGTCGCGTTGATGTTCCGCGCGACGGGCATCCCCTCGCAAATCTGGTTCACCGCCTGCGCCGCACTCTTGCGGGTTTCCTCGCGCTCGGCGGTCCGCATCAAGCCTGCCAGGACTGCAAGTGATTCCTCCGCCAGCTTCGCGCGGGCCTCGATGCGCTCGGTGTCGGGAGATGCGCGGCCCACGGACAGCTTGTGACCCGGCTGAAACTGAGCCCGAGGTCCCACGCCGACGCCACGCGCCGGGCCGCCCCAACTCTCGCCCTGTCCGGCGCCGCTGCTGGGCAGGCGGTTGGATCGAGGTCCGGCCATCAGGTGAACCCCGCCCACGGCAGCATAAGCGGCACGTCGCGCCCGAACACGTTAACCGTCGCAACCGTGTGGTATCCGTCGCATGACACGACGACTGCGGGAATCTTGGCGAACGGCCCGTCCGTGGGAGTGACGGTCGAACCTGGCGCGCGGCGGGTCATGGCCTCAGGATCAATGCCCAACTGTTCCTCCGACACCCGGCGCAGCCAATCAACTTCGGAATCCCGCACCGGCGAAGGCAGCCCCGACCGTGTTGCCATCAGTTCGCGCACCCCTGGACAGGACACCAAAGGCCGCCAGTCGTCCACGCGAACGTCGAACCGAATCAACGCGTAGCCGAGGAGCATGGGGGCGTGATCGATTGTGCGAACACCGTTGCGAGCACGACGAATGACAGGGAGCAGCGGGAGGTAGGTCTCGTATGCCGGGCGGCAGAAATGGTGGGTGCGCAGCGCGACTTGATTGCGGTCGGTGTCCGGCGCGTAGATGCGGGTTTCTCGATCCTCGCCGCGTGACAGATCCCGCATGGTGGCCTGCGGGTCGCGTCCGCCTATGCCGATAACATACCAGCGCGGGCCGGTGCGGTATTCGATGGCGCGGACAGGTGCAGGTGGCGTGGGCTTGCGGCCGGAGCCAGGGCGGGCGCCGCCCGAGTTGGCACGGGCACCGCCCCACTTGCTGATTAAAGGCGCGTCGCCCCCACGGGCGGAGCACGGCGCCTGGTCCGAGCGTGGACCGAGTTCCGTGCTGCTGTGGTCCATGGCACACATTGGCACTTGTATGCAAGCGTTATTTTCAAGGCTTGGTGCGAATTGTGCGCCGTCAGGCATCCCGAGCCACCACCAGATGTTGTGCCTGGAACGCAGTATGGCACAAGATGCAGGGTGGGGAGAAGTGGTGACAATCAAACCCGAAAGATTGCTGTT